AAATATGCATCTTCAGGAAGATAGAATGGCTCTATATTGTTTTGTTCCCCTTCTTCCAGAGGACCGATTAAAAAACTTTTGAGTACCATTTAACTCCCTATGACTAAGTAATTATAGGTAGTGGCTGTTGAAGCCGTATCGGTTCGCCGCGAACCAAACACACTAATTCCGGTTGTAGAGACCGAACGAAAGGTTGCAAAGGTATTAGGGGTCCCACTAGAATCGGCGGTTACTACAAATCCTGTATACACCGCATTAAAAACCGGAATGGTAGCCGCCGTAGGAAAATTGGTCGTGTGCGCCCCACTTCCACTGCCTGTGCCCCATTTAAGAAGAATTCCGGACGGAAGACGCGTCCATCCGTTAGCCGATCCTAAAAAGGAAGTGAATTCAATTTCGGTTCCATTAGATTCTCTCCTAATGAACATTTCCGCCACTGATGTAAGAGTGCTTTCTTTAGTGTATAGTCCCATTTCATTAGCACTTGTAGCGGGAGCTGAACTTTGCTCAGGCATTTGAAGAAAAGAATGTTTTCCTTGATCAGTGGCATTAAAATTTCCATGGTTGGTATTAAAAGCAGTACTGATTTCTTGGAAGTTGTCTAGGATCTGAGCTTGACTTTGGGAAGGGTTGTCACTTGCTTGAGGAATATTTTCATTATAAGCCATCTTAAAACCTATTGTTAAAGTTCCCATAAGGGAAAGCTGTCATTTCTGTATAGATCGTCGCCGTTCTTTCATTGGTTTGTTGAACAATGTGACGATGAAGAACGAGATTTTCTTGTTCTTTGAATCCTCTCATAATTTGATCGATCCCTTCAGGGTCTTGAGAATCTTCAAATATCTTTTTCGCTGCCCCATATGCCAAATATTGCCACCACTGCTTAATTAAGGGATCTTGAGTGCTTGAAAGAAGGGCTGCTGGAGTTAAAAAAGCGTTAAATTTGACTGGATACACTTTATCGGGCACAGGACGCAATGTTATGATGTTGTCATAGAATAACACTGCTTGCGGTCTGTTAGGCTGATAGGGCGTAAATGTGAAGGTGATTTCTGTTCCACTTGGAATATTATTTGCAAAAGTGATGGAAACAGCTCCTGTCAAATAATCAATACTTCCTGTGGCTGGGGTTGTGGAGTTACTAATAAGCCAGGTACCGGTAGACCGCGTTTGAGGATTATCCACCACTCGGATCGCAGCATTAGTGTCATCGACTGTTCCCACGGTCACCGAATTTTGAAGCATGGGGACATTCGGGAGGGTTGCCGTATAAGGCCCCGGTGTGCCATTTCCTGATAGCGTGGTAAAAGTATCTCCTAAGGCGGGATAAATTCGAAAAAATTGCTCGCGACTTTGGGAATAAAAACTTTGATACCCATTAATATAGGCTGGAGGCTGGAGATTGTAATACACATCTTGTGCCTGCGAGGGGGCCCCATCAAAATCCACTATTAATTCATTAAACTGGGGAGTGGCGGGAGTGGCTGAGAGCATATTATATTGATCCACATTTGGGATCGTCATAAATTCAAACGTCCCGTTGTTGGAAAATACTCTCAAATGTTCAGGAAAATCATATTGATAGAAGGTATTTACATAGTCATCAATTTGAGCATCGGTAATTTGTTGGGGGGAAGGGCGCCCCGTAAGGCGCCTTACCTTTGTTCTAATAGTCGCTAATGTACTGGGAGCACTCATTTTTCATCCGTTTCAATTTCTTGAAATTCTAAACTTTCAAATGAACATCTCTGTACTTTTTTGCCCACTTCTACCGATGGTTTACCATCAGCATCCAAAACATGAGCATGCTTAGGATAGTAACATTGTTGGTTTAGATGTTTAGCAACCATGAGAGGGATATCATAAATTTCCCCATCTACCATGGTATACTTAAGGACTTCGTCCCCTTTATATTTTTTAAAACTAAAAGTCATTGAACCTCCACGAGGCTCATAGCACCGGAAGATTCCTTTGACCATTTTGTGGTCTTTTTGCCGCATTTTACGCATTTCTTCATCGGTGATTTTCCGCGTATTTCTACGCGCTCTAGGAAGGGTTAATGTAGACATAATGTCTCCTGGTGGTAACGTTTTCTCTGTTTGTCAAAAAAGGGTGGGGACATTTAGTCCCCATCCACTCCAATTATTCATTGGTCACGCTGAAGGATTTACCAGCTCGCCAGTAGATCACATCATTGTTTGTCCCTGCAGGACTGTCCGCGCCTGCAGCTAATTCCATTCCAATAATAGAAACGTTATTAGTTGCGTCGTCGAGAGAGTTTGCAAAGGTTCCATTCGCTGTTTCTCCTACTGGAATGACTTCCGCTAAGGTGAAAGGCACCCCGGCTGTAAGAGGGAAAGAGAATGCAGTAAAGGCACTAGAATCGATATCTACTGTAATGGTGTTATTGGTAGTGTTCACCGCAGTGATGTTTCCAATAAGGTTGTCCATTTCAGTCATACCAAACGCGCTAGGGACTTTAATCCTAACCGCTTGTCCTGCGGTAAACCCATGAGTCACAGACATCGTAATGACCGCGCTTGTAGCTTGGGTAATTGCAGTAATAGTGCGTCTACGAGGATAGAATTGAGGTTGGAAAGGGATCTTTCTCCAGGAACCAGTGGTTCCCGCTACAATTTGGGCCATATAGTCCAAACTAAATGTAGTGGCAGAGAGAGTGTTATTTCCAACGGTGAAATCAATTCCACCAAGTTGTTGAGCTCCAGTTACATTAATAATTCTAACTACATCCCCCGCAGATAAGCCGTTGGTACCTGAGTTGGTAACCACGGGGATAGCCGCATTGGAAATAGCTGTAATGGTAGAATTAAGCGCTCCTGGAGTTTGATCAGAAGTATCTAAAAGAGTAAATCCTCCTGACGCCAGAGCTGTTGTAAGCTGGGCAGCGTTGGCAGCATTGGATTTTCTATATTCAATGCCTGTGCCTGCAGCCATACCTCGTTGCCAATAATATTCCACTCCTACCGCAGTAGTTTGAGTATCGTCATCGGCTACGGTATAGTTAAGAACTTGCATCCAATCCACGTCGGATCGAATGTCTAGAGTCTTAGCTGTACCATCTGAGGTAAATCTTCCTTGTTGTATAATAGTTCCGTTCATCATTGCCTCCTTAGACTGATAGGGTTGATCTGAGATTAATCACCCAAGCATCGTTGGTAATGCGAGGAACTTGTGCGAATTTGTATCCAACACTTGCATTGAGAGCAAGAGGACCATCATAGATAGGAGGTCTATAGATAAATTGAGAACTATAGCCATCTTGTTCCACGACAGCATACGCTTCCATCCCCACACAGAAAATGTTGTACACATCGTTTCCATTATTGGATCCGTTTTGTGTCACACTTCCAATGCTCGAAAGTAAGAAACGTAAGTTAGATACAGAACCCCACTCAGGACGCAAGGTAGACATTTGACTTGGGTATTGAGCTTTAGCAATAAAGCCCTGTACTTGCTCTAGGTCTCCAATGAGCTGAGTGTTACCCAATGCAAAATAAGCATCACGAACAGGAGCTGTACCGAATCGGTCTTCTCCCTCAATGTTATCTGCAATGGTGTACGCATTATTATCCGCTAATGTACGGATAACAGTGTCGACGTCGGATCGGGTAATCTCTGTTGGATTATCCCCGTTAGTACCTCCTGTACAGTTAATTGAACTAGCTGTACTTTGGAGCATGTTACGAGTAAGTTCGTCCTCTGTTTGTCTTAAAGACACTCCAAGCCGTTGCGCCGCTTCATTAAGGACGGGGTCTTGGTTTTGAAGAGTTACTTGCTCGTTAAGGATGATGTAAGTACCATAGAAATCTATCTCCGCATCAATATTGACGGCTGTCAACTGTTGAGGAGGTGGCGTTACACCTGTATTCCCAAGAGGAACCGTAGCGGTCTGCAAGGGATTATACCTACGCATTCTAAGAGTAGTACCACCATTTCGGGGCATATTCTTAAGCATCGCGGGTATGTTATGAATCATGTACGGAACTGGTACGGACAGAAGCTTGTACGAGAAGCTCTGTTGTACCGGTGCCGGTAACACAGTTGTGGTTGTGGTCATGCGATACCTCGGTTATTTACCGAGCTTTCACTGCCTCTGCCATTTCTTTTTGAAGCTGCTTCTTTAATTCAGGAGTCAACCCATTGGCAAAAACATTTGCTTCATGGAGAGCTCCCGATCCTTTTATCGCTTGAGCGCTAAGCGGCTTCTTGTGGTTGGATTGTACTTGATCTTTTTGCTTCATAAGATTTTGATTGGTGGGATCATATCCCAACCCTTTGAGCGTTTTATAAGCTGCAACACCTTTCGCATAGAGACCATCTGCACTTGTTCCGTCCCCACTTTGAATGGAAAAAAACAATTCGGGCTCAGTTTCTTTCAGTTTTTCCAAGTTTTCTTTAGTCACAACTTGATCGAAATCTTCGAATTTACCGCGGAGCTTCTCTGGTACTGCTTCCAGTTCCTTACGCAGGATGAGCTGTTCTAGCTTTTTGAGATGTCTCCCTTCAACTAGATCTTCTTCACCCAATTCGTCTTCTTTTTCAGAAGCTTCTTGTTTAGCACGATACTCTCGAAGCTCAGCTTCAAGTCGTTCTTTCTCTTCCCGAAGTTTTTTAAAGTTAAATTCTTTATTTTTAACTTCTTGGTCTTCCGGAGGAGAAACTTGAGTCGCTTGGCTCTGAACCTCCTCTTGTGGTTGCTCAGCTTGAGGTTGAACGATTTCCTCTTGCGGAGTTTCTTCCGCTACGTCCGGTGTTTTTGTTGCCATTCGTACTCCTGTGCGCTTGCGAAACGCGTTACTGCTTATAAGTTATTCATGCCCACTAACGGAGGGAACCGATTCATGAATTAGTTTCTAATTAAAATGGATAGGAATTTAATTCAAGTTTACCTAAAACAATTTATGAGGGATTGTTTAACCTCTCGCATAATTGATCTAATTTTCCGCTATTAAAATCCCGGGCAAACTGCACTAACTGTTGTTGTTCTTCTGGCAGTTCACCCCCCATAAGTGCTAAATCAATAGTGCTTTGCTTATCAGGGATAACCCAGACAAAATCTAACCTTTGTTCTTTAGGAAAATAGTGATAAACCACCTGGTCATATTCAGGTGTGGGACAGCTTTTGCGAGGGAAAAAATATTGTCTCACTACGTTTTTCATGAGGCGTTCCTTTTTAAAAAGAACTACCACATAAAAATCTCCTTCAAACTGGCGCTCTCCCCTTTCCACTGCTAATCTAACCTGATTTTCAAAAGAATCTTCATTAGTATTCCCTCGATGAATTTCCCTTTGAAGATCAATAGGATTAATTTTTTCATCAGGTTTTTGTTGGAGTTCATAGGAATATTGCCCTACTGTTTTTTTAGGTGAGGTGCTCATACCGTCTCCTTTTCCAAAAAAGAACTCGTTCATTTTCTTTGAGACGAGCGCCTTCCCAGTGATTTCCGGTCCACCACCCCGCGATTTTTTTGTCTCGCGAAGTAAGAAGGGTCACTAAGTCGAAAGGAATAGGAAGAGAAGATGAAGCATCGGCCCACCCTTCCTTGTTAAATTTAGTAATGAGATAACGAAATGTGTTAACTTTCTCTTTTGTCTGAAGATTGGCTGTTTGCGTCATAGACTTTCTCCTTAAGAAGTTTTAGTTCTAATTCGACAAACCGATACAAGTGACGAAGAATATGAAGAAAACGGTGAGAAGAAATATTTTCTAGATGGTCTATTTGCCAGTTTAGAAGTTCTTTTTGGCTATGAGACATAGAACAAAAGGAACAGAGGGGATGGCAAACTTTTTCTTGAGGATCTTTTTCATCTTCCCATGCAAGAAAGCATGAGGGACATTCATATTTCATAAGCTTGGTAACTAATGTTTGTCGTAACTTTCTTGTAAAATAAAGTTTAAATTAGAGCAAGAGAAAGCCTATGAACCCCCTACTCAAGATGGGCGACCCCCCTGGTCACAATTTTTATTTCTCTATGACAGACCCCCCTGTTCAGGAATATTTTTTGAGTAGGGGGTCCCTTATCAGACAAAAAAAAGACCCGAATTTTTCAAAACGGGCCTAAGGGAGAGAAGTCAGAAAGAAATTAGAATCCTATTCCCATACGACATCCCACATGGTGAATAGAAGTGTTTTCATATTTTCCAAAAGCATAAGGTTTGTAGCTCAGCTCAAAGAATACTTTTTTATTGTCGTCTAGATTAAAATCATGACCTATTGAAGCGGAGGGGTGGAGAGCATAATCTTTTTCTCGTCTTCCATAATAGCTTCGTGTTTTGACTCCGACGAGATCGGTTCCTACTCCGGCATACAGCTGCCCCTTCTCGGTAGAATGAATAGATTTAAAAATATTCACCCCCACTTTCCCGAAGTGCAATGGAGAATAGACGGTCTTCACATATTTATAACCTCCGTTCACATCAAAAATGTAAGACCCATTTTGATATCGATGTCCGATTGAAGGATGGGAGACTCCTTGGCTCCCCCATTCATAACCCAGATAGGTTGAATGACTCTCTTTTTTTTCTTCTCTACATTTATGGGTACCAAATGGAAAAGAGTCTTCCGATTCAGCTGCTATTAATGAGCTCGTTAATACCAGTCCAGTACAAAGTAACATTAATTTTGAAAATTTCATTTCTAACTCCTTTTAAATGTTAGGGTTTCTAAACTATACAGAAAATGGAGTAAAAAAACCACCCATTTTCATACTTCTTAGACTTTTCATAATAATCTTTTTAAAAACGCCGTTTTGCCGGTCTAAAAACTATGTACAAAAAGTCCCCAGTCTAATTATGATGATTTTTACTTTTTTAGACTGCGAGGAGAAACGATGAAATTTGGATACGCTAGAATCTCAACCCCAAAACAATCTTTAGAAAATCAAATAGCACTTTTAAAAGATGCCGAATGCGAAAAAATATTTACAGATGTGATTTCGGGATACAATTCCCAAAAACCTCAATTTGAAAAACTAATGGAGCTCTTAAGAAAAGGCGACACTGTCATGGTAACCGGAATTGATAGATTAGGAAGATCCACCAAAGACCTCTCTCTTTTAATAGAAGAATTTCATCAACGGGAAATTGATCTAGTTATCCTGGGATATGATATGGACACGCGCACTGCATCCGGGAAAATGGTCTTCAACTTTATGGCCATGATTGCCGAAAACGAAAGAATGAGAAATCTAGAAAGAATTCGCCAAGGAATAGATGGGGCAAGAAAACGGGGAAAGCATATTGGACGCCCTCGAGCTCTAGAGGAAGTAAAAATTCGTCGATTAAAAGAATTATATGGAGAAAAAAAATTAAGCATCAAAGAGTTGTGTATGATGTATAACATCACAAAACAAACCCTTTACAATTACATCAAGAATACCTAATGAATAAATTAAATTCTTTAGAATTGTTTCAAATGTTTATCTTTCACCTTTAAATTAAAAAGAATCACTATGAAAAAATCCACCGCCAGTTTATAAAGGATAGAGCTGGCCCCACCATTCAATTTTCTCGAGGGATTATCGAAGGGGTAAATGAAGCCCTAAAAGAGGCAGAAAACTTAATGTACCCAAAACCAGAGTAGGTCTTATGGAAAAGAGCCAAAAAGAATTTTCCCCTTCCTCTTCTCACAAAATAACTCAAATAGAAGAAAGACTCCAAAGAATGTGGGATTGTCTTCTTCATATGAGTGACAAAATAACTGAAATCAAATATCTTATTAAGACTAGTAAATCTAATTAAAAGTAAGAGAGAGGAATTATGGCATCCCTTTCAATTGAACAAATGGATTTATTTGAAGGAAAATTATTTCCCGAATTTATCCACGCAGAAAAAATACGAGCTTTAGAAGAACAGCAAAACAACCTTCGGCGCGGTCTTTTTAAAAGATGGAATGAACAGGAAAAAAAGATTGAGAGCCTTTCATAATCTCTGGAAAAACTGGTAAAACTGTTAGAAACCTAGATAAAAAATGGAACTTTACAATATGAAAATATCTCTGTTGGATGAAATACTAGCGGATCCTTCTTGGACTCTCGCCGAAGTAGTGGATGTTATTGATTTTTATATGGATGGAGCTCCCCCCGAAACAGTTGCAGAGGTAAAAGAAGATTTAAAGCATGCGTTTTCTTAAGAAGAAAATAGTTGGGGGCTATTTTTTTCCATTTCTTCTAAAAACTCTTTAAAAGGGCGCGAACAATACTCTTCTTGTTCTTTCATGAGACGTTCGCTTTGTGCTGCTTTCCATTCTAATTCTTCCTTTCTTTTTCTATCCAACTTTGCTAGCTCGTTTTTCATTTCTTCCTCATGTTTTTGATGGCATGCGCACGCACACTTTTGGGAAATTTCTTTAATTTTAACAGGACCCTTATAAAAAAAGCTCCCTATAAGTGTACCAAGGAAAAATATACCTATGAACGTACCGATTTTTTTACTTATTTCCAAATCTTTTTCGTGCCTCTTCTTCTTGACGTCTCATCCTTTCTTCATCTTGCTTAACCCGACGCGCTTTGTCTTCTTCAAATGCCTTTTTTTCTTCGGCTTTTCGCCGCTCCATTTCTTCTTGGCGACGCCGTTCTCTTTCTTCTTTTTCCTTTTTCTCGCGAGCTTCTCTCTCTTTTCTTTCTTGGGCTTCTCTTGCGTCTTTACGGGCTTGAGCCTCTTGTCTCATGCGTCTTTCAGCTTCCTTTTTAATTCCTTCTTCATCCGCATGAATATCCAGACTGTGAGAGAAAGCATGTAATTTATTAGAGACTCCGGAAACTTTCAGGATTCCAATGGATAGTAGCCCACACAATCCCCAGTACGCATAAAATCGAAAAGAACTCTTCATAGTTAAACTCCATATATTTACCTCCCGAATAAGGGATTGATATTTATACATAGAAACATAACATATCTCACAATTAAGGGATATAAAGTGTTTATTTTTTCCCGCACTTTCTTTTCACACAAGCGCGAATTCCGGCAGGATTAGGGGCATTGCGAGCATAAGAAAGGGCTGCGCTACAACGTTTTTTAGTATTAACGGGATAGGTTCCCTGAGCGGCTCCCCCAGAAGGGCCGCAAAAATCTCCTTTCGAGACTTTTTTGTACTTGCCGACGTTACTACTTCCTCGTTTTTTTGAGAGCTTTTCTTCTTCGCCGCGTTTGAGGGACATTCCTTTTCCGATTTTTACACGGTCTTTTTTCTTCGCACTCTTTACAGCACGCTTTCTTTTTCTTGGAGCCATTTTTTTTCTCCTTTAATGACTTAATTAAATCTTTGTCTTCTTTAATTTCGTGCTTATATCCTTTGATATCGCCTTTTAAATGTTTAATGACTTTCTTTCTCATTTTAAATAACCATTCTATAATATTCATAGACTCTATCCATCACTTGGAGATGGTCCAAAATGAAGATCCATCTTTTTTTCTTCCTTAAAAGGCTCCGGACCTTCTTTGTAACTACGCGTAACTAAAGAACATCCCACTAAAGTAATAAAGGGAACAAACACTAATGCTTTAAATATCTTTTTCATTTATAATTTTCCTTTTCATTGATTCTTCATAATCATCGTAATAACACCATTTGTCAATATGGCCTAATCCCTCTCCTTCTCGAACTGTCATTTCAAAAAAGTTTCCCGGCTTACATCCTTTATAGTGCGCCAAAATGTGAGCACCTTCCTCAGGCATATGAGGGAAACAATGCCAGCTCATCTCTTCTTCACCTTCTTGACTTTTTTAGGAAGCTTTTTCCCTTTGGGAGTATGGCGTTCCCACTCTTTTGCCATTTTAGGTTTGTTAGCATGCATCCATGCTCTTTGACTTTTAGATTTAAAAGGCATATGATCCTCCTTAAACTAGAGAGTTTTCTTACGTCCACTCCCTAGCCTGCAAACAGAGCACAAAGTTATCTTTTATGCATTTTTTTGCGGTAATGACGAGCCATATATTTGTGATGAGCGGATGCCATATGATTTCTATATGCATCATCCATCTTGCGATCTCCACTATAAGCATGTCCGGTAAGATGTTTCATCTCACCCTTAGATTCATCTCTTCTATCTTTGAGAGATTGCTTATGAGAGCCACGATGTCTCATCCCAAGGGATTCATCTAGCCGATCATCATACCCTTGTTTTTTTCTTTTCATTTTAATCTTCCTCTATTTTCGTTGATTTTAACTATCTTAAGTTCTACTTCATCGTTAGGCACTTTCTTAGATTTTTTACGTAGGTTTCCTCTCTGGTTCATATTCAAACCAGGAATAGTTTCCTCCGCAATTTTCTGAGCCTTTCCTGAAGGTCTGGGCATCGCCATGATTAATACATGCTGTCTGATTGATGTTTTTCGATCTTACGAACGCTATCATCAATGTTATCGTCAATGCCTTTATAAGTATCATCCAGGTAGTAATTATCAACGTAATCACATTTTGGATAGTACTCATGTACAACGTGTTGAGGAAGATTTGCTGGAGCAGAATGATCTTCGGAAAGCATTCCCATATATCCAGAATCTAGACCTTCTTTGTGATGACGGCCTTCTTCATACCGCTTCATCCCACGACTCTCGTCGCGTCGGTCTTTTCGTGTTTGATGGTATTTATGAACCATTTTTTTCTCCTTCAGCCATAACGGCCAATTCTTCAATGTTTGGGGTTTCAACCTGCGTTTCTTCCTTCCGAGCTTCCCCGGATTGCTGACTTTCAATGTAATCGGCTAACCTAAGAAGTTTTTCGATCTGATCTAAGTCCATTCCTTCCAGCTCTTTCATAGCCTTCACTTTATGGAGGGTTCCTAAATCGCGATCTTTTTCGGATTCAGCGAGTCGTTCGACTGCTAATGCGCGGTTTTCTTGTACTCGCGAGGCTCTTTCCAAACCAAGCCCCGCATTTGCCTCTGCCCGTGCATGGAGGTCTTTTGTTTTGGCCTCTTGTTCGGCCATTGCAGCTTGAAGTTGCATTTGTTGCAGTTCTTGCTGCTGACTTTCCTGAAGGTCAATCGCTTCCACGAGCTCTTTTTTGTTTTGAAGCGTAGATGCCTCTATCAGGATGTCATTGGGTATGGGAAGACCAAGTTCTCTAAGAGCAATGAGTTGTTGGAACATCATCTGTCTCTGTGTAGAGGTATTATTTCCTTCTTCTATCGACACATCGTATTTCCCAAATGCTTTCGAATAAAACTGAGGAGAAGGTTCTTCACCAATAATTCTTTTAATTTTTCCCGGAGAGAAGTTGGTTTGAATAAGCTGGAGAAAAAGGCGCCCGAGGGTTTTCTGAGAATAATCCAGTTGATCAAACAAAGTTTGCAAGGTAGTGAGGCCTGCTCCCTGACGAAGCATTGAGAGAATTCCCGCTTTATCATCTTCAGCACTTCCGAGAAGTTCTTCATTTACTCCTGAGATTTGTTGGATTTCTTCTCCTAAAATCTTAGAGAGTTCGATCATGGAGGGGGGAACACTAGGCGGTTGAATTTGCTCTGCGTCCGTCATTTGAGCGTCTTGTTTAAGAGCCAAGCCTCTTCCTTGCCCCTGGAGAAATACATCTTTCGGGTTAACGAGAGAGTCTGCTTTGTATTTCCATCCAGAGTTTATTTGAGACTCCAAAATATCCAGCTCAATCACTTTACGGCGATTATAGAGATATTGAGAGTCTCGAAGCCCTCTCACCACTCCTTGAATCCTCCAGGGAAAATAAGGAATCTGTGGGTCGTAATAACCCAGGACCGGCACGAAGGGGTAGGGATCGATGCCCATGGGGTTAGGGCCGTGGTACATTACCACTCCTTGAACAACGATCGCTAGTTTAGTAGTTTGAATTTCATTATCAATTACCGTGATTTCGGGAAAACGGGAAAGGAAAAGGTCTAAATCGTCATCCTTTCCTGTCCATTCCATTGTTTCACCAGTCTGAACATCGACTAAAAGTTTTTGAGTGCGGTAGTCCCGATACCAATATTCATCATACGTGAGAAGTTCTTTCATCCCATAGTTATAAGCTTCTGGCATGAATTGAAACTTTCCGTCTCGATTTCCACGGGCATAGAGTTTATCTATTTCAGATTTGCGATCAGGAAGAAGGGCTTTTATCTGAGTCTTCGTAAGCCATTTCCGCGTCCAAACGTAGTTGCAATCACTTAGATCGTGTTTTTTAAAGAAAGGATCAATAAGGTAACCATTATAAGACACATTATCAACACAGATATCTCCATTTATTGGGTCCTCCCGATAGTCCATCCACACAGATAGAAGATTCATGCCGGTGGTAACGGCGCCATCAAAAGCTTGAGAAATCGTCTCTAGGGTATTGTCTCTATTCATCGACCAAAGCATGATTTTAGAGAATTGATCGGCCGTAAGGTCATCAGGATTCTCAATGGGAACTGCAATGGAACTCTTACGATTGCGCCTTTGGTATCCAGTAATCATGTTACAGACACGACGAATCCTATTGAAATTAAAAACGCGACGGCGAAAGGCAGGCAAATTCCCGTAAATGTCATTCCAAAGCGTTTGGTCTCCGGCTTTAAATCGTGAATCGATATCAGCTTCGGACCAAAAAGATTGGTTAATCGTTATACTGTTAGCATACGCATTTTCCATCATTAACTTTACATCCTTATCATTTTCAGTCTGATAAGAATAAAAATCGCTGTCTAATTGAGGAAAAAGGGTCATTAGGCTACTCCTTTTTCTCTATATGCAGAAAGAAAGACTTCCATTCCATATTTTTTAATTATTTCCTTGTCAATTGTATTTGAAAGATCCATCGCGCTTATTAAAACGTCCATTCCCACCTTATCCTCGATATAAAGACGCAAAGTTTTTTCCCAAAACCTATCCGCGTTTTCTTTAGTTAATAAAGCTTGTGCAATTATTTTTTGCTCTTTTTGTTGAGATAATACCATTAGCAATAAGATCCTTTATTATTATCTTTAAAGAAGTCGGGAAGTTTATGCTCCCCTCCAAAATGAGCTTCGTGATATTTAGCCTCAATCTCATCAGCACTTAGATTATCAGCGGTTTTGGATAATGAAACCGCAAGATACCTAAAAGCGTCAGCATAATGGCTGCTCCAATCGTGAAGAGGACGAGGTAAATAAACTTTTTTCTTGGAGTCATATTCTTGCCTATAATTTTCAAGTGCTTTGATTAAATCTGAGCATTTTTCCCCATCAATCCATAGTTTAGAAAAAAGAGAACGGCAAGCTTCTATCCCGTCCGGAACTTCATATTGAGGAGCCACAGTAAACTGGATACCGAGTTGACGGGCCTTTTCAAATCGAGTAATGCCGGATCCCCATTCCTTCACACGAATATCGTGGGGGCCGATGTGAGTTCCATAGAGATAGGGTTTATTAGCGAGAACCTCGGCATAGTGCTCGATACCTTGCTTGCTGTTCTCGTAACAGTCGATAATGCGAAGAGTTTGACCGATCTTCTGGAAAAAAATAATTGATGTTTGATCGCGAACTCCAATATCCCAGGCAGTGTGAACCTTAAACCCTGATTCCCAAGGAACGACTCCTATCTGTTCGTTTCGTTTACATCTATCAATATATTTATTATAATAGGAGCCCTCAATACCCATATCGAAAGAGGTGTAATACTCCTGTTGAATCATGTCCTCCGACATCAGTCCTTCGCGCCGTTCTTTTTCGATTTCGGAGAGCGGAATGTGCTCTGTATCTTCAACAGTGAGTTTGTAGGAAAACCAGTCAGGGGACTCTTTGGAAAGTTGATAGAGAGTCCAAAGATGGTTTTTCCCACGAGGCGTTGAAATAAAAAGGGCCCAACCCCCATTGGCCGTCAGGATCGGACGTATGTATTGATATGCTAAAGGATCTTGCAAGGCATACTCCGAGAATACGCATCCTCGAGGGTTAGTCCCCATGAGGGAATCGTAGTTGTCTGAACCAATAAGCTGAAAAAGTGAGGTTTTCCCTCCCTTAGCGAGCATGCGAACCTTCATTTCCTGCGAGTTCAACTGAAGAACTAACTCTTTGGGAAAATAGTCTAGGATTCGCTTTCCATCATTGGTTATTGAATCCCAGATTACTTTTTTGGCTTGAGAATAAGTGGGAAAAATGTAGTAATAAACTCCAGGATTTTCCCACATCTGGCGGATGACGTAATTTAATGCTGTAATATCTTTTCCGGCCCGGCGTGGAAGTATAGCAAGAACGCGCTTATACCCATCGGCAAGTGCTTTTAATATAGGAGCTTGATATGACCTAGGCTTATACTCATTCAGCCTGTTTTCGACTTCGACGCTTGTGAGCGTTTTCATCGTAGAGGCGCTTATAAAGTCCTTCAAGTCGTTCTTTTGAATAGTCTTCGACTGCATAGTTTGCCACAACAAATTGTGTATTCTTTGCTACTTCTTTTTTTGCTTCCTGATCTACGAAGTAGGCATGGTTGTCGTAGACGCGGAGATATTTCATTAGAACTTGCTGCATATGCTTTGGGAGATCCTTCCCCTTCTCCATAGCATACATAAGCCACTTGGAGCAGAGACCTGCGACGACGACTTCAAAAGCGTGATGAAGTTGAGGGCACATATTCATCATCCCTTGGAGATATGTCCACCCAAGTCCATGTTTCTTAAGGAATTGCGGGATAGCCCAGCTATCTTCTTGCTCAGCCCATGTCTCAAGCCAATCGCAAACTGTGTCGATATATTCTTTAGATACTGATATTTCGTGAGTCATAGCCTAGTAATTAGGGTTTTTCCTTACTAAGCTTCTTTTAGAAAATGATAATAATTAATTCAAGTTTAGTAAAATTAATTAAGGAGGGTCAGGTAAAGGAGACCAGTGAGAAACGTCCAAGATCCTTTCTCCTTCTCCATATGTAAATTGTTCCTCTTCTGACCAAAAAGAAGATTGGCGAACTTTCCATTTATCTCCTTTATCAGGTTGGGCCGGAATCCCATAAGTTAAACATTCTTGGGACGGAAAAACAGAGGGGGGTAAAGAATCTTTAACATTTATCCACCTCATTCCTCATCCTCCAATAAATCGTAGTGAATATTAAGATTAGCCTTACAAAAGGGACATTCCCCACATTTGCATAACTCTTTCAGGCGTTTTAGCTCATACCTCTTTCCTGTTGAGTCCCATATCCAAACTCTTCCCTCACCTCTAATGGTTCTTTTCTTTTTACAAGTCTTCATCCTCTATCTCCAGGTAATCCCAGTTTCGGTAAACAGCGAGCTCGTGGGTCTCATACTGCTCATTTCTCGTTATTTTAGAAACTCTTAAAACGCCGTCGTGATCCATTTCATAGGTGTGGTCGTGGGGAAAATTTGGAAAGGACCTGTAAGAATCGCAGTAGAAGACTTTAAGAGTTTTCATTTTATCCTCTTTTAAAGTAATCCAGATCAATACTATCTTTAACGGCTTCGTGGACCGCATTGAAAAAGATGCGGTTAGCTTATCCACACAGATCGAGCAAAGGATAAGAGACGGCATCATCCACCCCTTTTTGAATAGCCTCCAGGAAGGGTTCTCGAATAATCATTCCCGTGTATCCATCCCCGCTTTCTGTCATGGTAAGAATGGCGTCCTTTACTCCCCCTCGAATGCTTTCCAGAAATTCATCTTTGGTTATTTTAGGAAACAGGTTTTTACGATCCATTTTATTCCTCTTTCATTTGGTGAAGAGTGGCCAATAAATTAGCCCCACAGAATTTTTTGCACAGATCAAACTCTACTCCCGTAGCTTCTGAGAGTAACCACGGATTCATTGCACCTGATTTAAAAAGGGCTTGGAGTGTATAGAACACTACTCCTACCCCACTCAAAAAAGGCATATCCTTACAATGAAGGTCATCATAATCAAATTCATATTTCTCGTCCATTACTTCATCTCCTTAAAAAGCTTTTCAGCTATGTTCTCTATCTTAAACACCGTCTTCGGCGTTTCGGAATAAAACTTCCGTGCTTCGATTTCAGCGATGATAGAGTCGTCTTTCCATACCATCCCATTAAAAGCATCTTCTGTGAATTTGATCAAGTTTGAAAGGTCCGGCTTCTTTGTGTGAGGCCCTCTAAGCGCTTCTTTGGCCTTTCTTTTGGAATAACTTTTCGGAATAGGCATATGGTACTCTACAACCAGTTTTAAAGCATTACAGGCCACGAAAAGACCTTGCATGGCTTGTTTGATATGCCACTGCGCCGTTTCTTTTTCTTTTTTCTGAGGATCGTAACATTTCTTTCCCGAATGCCTATGTCGCTTTAAAGCTACGGGATCACCTGGGATTTCATAAACGATCATATAAACCTGCCTTTACTTTGTCATTTATCTCTCGGTGCATTTGAAGAATGCGGCTTAAGCGCACGTTGTCGATGTAATCGAGAAGATGCTCTTTTTCTGTGGGAGCAAAAATAATCTCCAAATCGGGAGGAAAGTACATCACGAGTTCTTTCTTCATGCTGTTTTTCTCTCTCCTTCGGTTTTCCATTCCGCTTCATTGAAAAAGTTTTTGAGGATTTTCTTAAACTCTTCATGAGGCATGTCAAAAGAAACTCTTGTGAAGTGTTTTTTTCCGTAGCATTTCTTTCCCGAGGGAAGGATATAATAACTGAGATTGCATCCATGATGGTCATCCTCTCCCTTTTCCACTCCTTCGTTGGTGACGGAAAAACCTTTGGCATCAATCGAGTGAGACCACACTTGGAGGTGAGAAAACTTCTCAATGAGCTGCTCCGCTAATTTCTTGTTCTGATTCTCTTCTTGTTTCTTTTCGGCTTTCTGTAGCTTGATCTTCTCTTGCTGTTGAAGCTGCTGGGCTACTTCCCGGTTTTTAGAGGCTACTTCTTCTTGAGCGTATCCTCCCTTGTGAGCGTTAATCACGCAAGCGATAGGTTTCTTCATTGAGGACTTCTTAGCCTCTGTTTGCATCTCATACCACTGCATCATGATATCCACGTCAGCTTTAGAATAAGAGCATTCCAATTCCTTCCTCATTCTCTCTTCAAAAGAAACGGCGACGGAAGGCTCGTCGGAGCCCTTACATGTCCCGTCGTTTTGATTGTCAGGTAAATACGTAGTATTTATAGCATCCCGTATTTTGCGGGGTGGGCCATCCCGCATTTTGCGGCTTGGTCTATGAGAATCATCGGGGGTTGGTATAGTATCAGTGACTTGCGGCTCTTTTTGGGGTGTAGAAGACGTAGGTTCGGGAGGCTCTACTTGGGCCTGTAAAACAGCAAATTCTTTTTGAAACTTTTTAAGAAGAGTCCAGCTTTTATGAGATGCTAGATAGCGCTGATACGAACGAATAGAAGAAGCTGTGACAATGTGACGGCGCCGCCCGTTTTTTGTGTTGTAAACGTAGGACCAAATAAGTCCTTTAGAAGAAAGTTTTTTGAGAGCTCTTTCCAGCCAGTCATCACTTTTCCCTAAAGCATCAAGAAAATAGTAATTCTTGGCGCGGCAAAACCCCTCTTTAACACATTGAAGCTGAGAGACCATTCCAAAGAGAGCTGCTTCCATAAAAGTGAGGTCGTGGTGCTTCCGAATATCAACATCTACTACCCATATGTTTCGCTTTTTCGCCGCTTCTTTGTAAATTTTTTCTTTTAATTGATTTGACTCTTCATTTAAATCGTGGGATATAGTATGATCACTCATATCTTTCATCTCCTTGTCGGGGGTTTGAATCTTCAGAGAGGCTTTTTGGATCGAAGCCTCTCTTATTTTTTTTACGCCAATCTACCAAATAATTCTCTTAAATGATAGGGTTTTATCAGCGTTAGGGTTCGCTTGGTAACGGCCTTAATGTTTGTCATGGCGCTTTTTCGTTGGGAAGAGCGCCGCTTTTTTATAGATGAAAAATAGGTTTCCAGTGTGAAACTTTTTCTAACGAAACTTTTTTCATCGGGTTCCCGAGAGATGTAATCGTCCAACTTTCCTTATCACGATTCAAATATCCATGATACTCTTTTTTGTGATGATCTAAGAGAAGCATCATCTGAGCTGGTTCGGGTAGTTCTTTTTTAGCACAGAGCCAGCTTATTTGATCTTGATGGAGTTTGATTAAATGAGCGTGAATCTGATTAATATCCACTTCCAGATTCTTCATTTTTTCTTCCATATCCTCCAAACAAGGATAAATATCCCGATTCACTCCGTGGGCTAATCTCTTCCTCTCTTCTTCCCATGTCTTAAACTTTTTTTGATTTTTGAGGAAATAAAAAGTAAATAGCGGGATGGAAAAGAGCACGATTGCTGAAGGAATTAAGTAAAGGTAGTCCATTTTTGACCTCTTCTGAGTTCTTTAAAATCATCAAGATCTCTCTCAAGAATCTTTTGGACGGCCCCAAAAAGAAGGGTGAGAAACTTCGGCTGAACCGTGTAGTTTCCACGAAAGACCTTAATAACATGGCTTGTACTATAATTCATTTCTTTACTCAAGGATTCCAAACTAATTCTTTTTTCTTTAAGAAACTTTCTTAAGATTTTTAAATCCTCTTCTGAAACGTGTTTTTTTCTCATGGCACAGATATTTTTGTTGACTTATATGTTATAGCACATGATATACTGACACTAGATTAATGACAAGCATTAATACAGGAGTTACCAAGATGAATGCAAATTACATGCAGGATTATGCCTACGATTATGCAATTGAAGAGGACATGGAGGGAGAAGAGATTTCTTCCCTATTCCCCTCTGAAGCTGACGCTGTCTTTGCTCTTTACGAGCAGCTTTTTTGCAACCTTAATACGGTCTGCAAGGAAACTATTCTCAGCAGCATGAAATATCTTATCTTTTCAAAAGATATGGATAACCAAATGGAAGAGATTCGTCACATGACTACTGACGATGTGGATGTTGTCCACCATCGAGAGGTAGATAAAGCTGTCGACGAAACTACCAAAGAATTTAAAGACAAACTATATGAAATCTTAGAAAGCAAACTTTTCTAGGAGAATACTTATGACAAACATTGCACAAACCAAGGAAAAAAATATGTCGTTACCACAACCTCAAGAACCTATGGGCGTCGAAGAAAGAAATCGACTCGCCTTTGAACATATTGCCCAGCGGCAAACTAAACAGACCGAGTCTCCTGAGCTTAATAAGTTGATGGAAGCTCTAGCTAAAGCACAGCTGGAGATGGATGTAGCTGCAACAGATAGCGTGAATCCATTTTTCAAGAGTCGTTATGCCGATTTAGCCTCTGTTGTGAAAGCCTCACGGCCTGTATTGGCTAAGAATGGGCTTTCCGTTATTCAAAGAACTTTAACGGGGGAAGACGGAAAAGTCTATATGCATGCGCGTCTATGCCACTCGTCGGGCCAATGGATAGAGTCAGTAATGGAAGTACGTCCTCCCAAGGCAGATATTCAAGCTCTAGGAAGCCATTTAACCTACCTTAGACGGTATCTTTACTCTTCCCTGGTAGGCGTAGTCACCAGTGATGAAGATGACGACGGAGAGGTGGCAATGAAAGCTCCTCGCGCTGGAAAGATTGAAGAGGACAATAATGGGAAAATTAGCAAAGCGCAGCTTCAAGTGCTAAGCCAAGAACTTTCTTCCCATGGAGAGCTTGTGGAAAGTATCCTCAAAGGATTCAATATTACCAAGCTAGCGGACCTTCCTGCTAAAAAATATAGCGGATGCATTGAGCGCATTCGCGATATTAAACGCGCGAAGGAGACCTAAGATGCAAAAGATATTTGTAATGGGATTTGTAGGCCGCGATCCTGAAGAAAGATGCACGGCCGGAGGAAAAAAGGTCACTACTTTCCCTATTGGAATCAATTTCAATAAGGGAGGAGAAAAAATGACTCTCTGGTATAGGGTAAATTGCTGGGCTTCTACCGCCGCCGCTATTCTTCCCTTTATTAAAAAAGGAAAGCCGGTCACTGTTGTGGGAGATCTTAATCCTCCTACCACGTACCAGTCTAAAAATGGGGATATCAAAGTAGACATGACTATCAGTTGTGATTCGATTTCCTTTATCCCCGTTCCCAAATCTCCCGAGGAAAAAAAGGACGATGAATCTGTCTTTGATTTTGGAGGGGTATAATGAAAATAGTGAGCTTTCCAGACGGACAAGGAAGTAAGGAATGGCTCGACTGGAGGCGCAACGGAATAGGCGCCTCCGATATTTCGATCATTCAAGGAAGCAATAAATACAAAACTCTTCTTACTTTATGGGACGAAAAGTGTGGGTTCAAAGGAGAAGATGAAGTTAATTTTGCAATGGAACACGGGATTAAAAATGAAGATAAAGCCCGTCAATGGATTAATGAAAATGAACAACTTAAACTAGAGCCTCTTTGTGTAGAGGATCAAGAACTCTCTCATTTTAGAGCATCCCTAGACGGATATGACTTAGAGAAAAAAGTTCTCTGTGAAATTAAATGCCCCGTGAGTAATGATATTCTTGATAATGCTCGGGAAAAGCAAACGCTTCCGATGTATTGGCAACATCAGATCCAGTGGCAAATTATGCTCACAAACCCTGTACGGGCGTTCATTGCTCTATGGGATTATCGCTATGATTCGTGCCTCACCATTGAAGCTTTTGCTCAACCTACTCTTCAAAAAGAAATGCGAGAGAAAGGAAAAGAGTTTTGGAGAATGGTGCAAATGGGAGTTCCTCCTAAACCCTCCGAGAAAGATTATATTCGTGTGGAAGATGAGGAACTGAAGCTCCTTCTTCAGGAGTATAAAGACCATGATGGAGTAGAAAAGGCCGCGAAAGAAGAGAAAAAGAGACTCAAGGAAAAGATTGTAGAGTTTGGAGATGATGGAAACTTTACATGCAATGGGTTTTTTATTAGTCGTTGTGCTCCCCGCGTGACGTATAATCTAGATCAAATGAGACTAGATGGAATCGATGTGGACGGTTACGCCAAGAAAAATAATGGGATTGGATACTATAAGATTTCGTGTCCTAAAAGATAGGTCAATAACTTATTGAGGGGGATTAGGGGGAGGGTCGTCTACCCCGTACTTTCCGGGTTTGGTATGGAGATTCCCCTCATAATCATAGTAATGCCAGAACGGATCTCTTTCTTTATGAAGTTCTTCGTTTTCATCTTCGAGTTCTTTTTCATATTCTCGATGTCGCCGTTCATGATCTTCTAAGATCTTTTGGGTTTTTTTTTCTTCTTTTCTCTGAATCCGCGCTTTAGAATTTTGATTTTGAACATTAAAAATAAAAGCCGCGGTCGCTGTCAATACTAATAGAATAGCAGAAACGATCGAGGCACCTTCAAAAACTTTTTTCATATTTCCTCAAGTTGCGGTTCTAAAAATTCCACTTAAAAAGAATTGGGAGGTATTGGTCACCGCCGTGTCCTGAACATTTAAGAAATTTGCCCCGGCTCCAACTTCTTGAACATTCAAGTTAGTCGCACTTCCTCCGCTAATACCTAAAAAATAAGACCGTCCTCCAGTAAAACTCACGGAGGAACATCGAATAGGATAAGAGGCTGCGGCATTCGTGGTAAAAGGAAGTCCTTCGATAGTACAACTGCCCGTGCTGGAACCTTTGCTAGACAAAACGATAGAGATATTGAACCAAATTAAATTTCCAATTCGAGTATAGCTGCCCGTTTGAGTAGTATAAGTAACTCCCACGCTAGCTCCGCCAAAAGCCACCGTTGGGGTAAAAGAGGTTGCTTCCGTATAAGTATCTAAAATATTAGTCCCATCATCAAATGTAATTCCATCGGCATAGACATTATCCCATGAATTGGTAGCTGAACCTAAAGAATGTGCCCGATCACTGGAAGGAACAATTGGAGCCGCGGTCACTGAAACTTCTCCACTTCCATCGGGTGCAATAATTACATTACCATTTGTATCCGTGGAGGAAATAGTATTGCCGTCTAAGAATAGATTATCAATTGTTAGCTCGGAAGCTGCATTGTTTATTGGATTTTGTGTCATGTTTATATCCTCATTTACCCTAGAAGCC